GACCATAAGGAATTTGTGACTGATAGCCACGCCCGGAAATTGCACCGCCTTGACCGAAGTCAGCCAACTGCTTGCTATTAGGGATAAAGCCAACGCCACCCATTCGTCCATCTTGGATTGGCAGACCACCATCACCATAGGGGTAGAGGTTCACGCCACTCATAGAACCAACCTGCTGATTAAACGAGTTACCGTTCATCGGGTTGTTCATCATGTTGCCCTTACCTTGAGGCGCTCCAGGCAGTGGCTGGGGTGCAGGTATAGCACCAGCTTCACTACTACTTGATTGTGTTTTTGCCGTTGGGTCATCACCCATTGCTTTACGGCGAGCTAGTTTCTCTTTAGACATATCAAGCGCGGTAGGTAGAGTTGCGATCGTTCAGACCCATGTATTGCCCGCCCATTGCTACTTGCTGAATACGATCAAATGCCATTTGACCAGCAATCTCAGGATCAGCTTGAGGCTGAGTAGTGGCGGAGTATTGACCATCGAGATAACCAGTTTGATTGATTGGATCACTCAGAAGGCTGTTGCCTGCAGGGTCTTGCTTAGGACGGAAGTTGCCAGACACACCATCTAGTGCATCACCGGTAACAAGATTAGTGTTGCCATACTTTCGGCTACGAGCAGCTTTACTAGCAGGGCCGAGACCAGCAGCATAAACTGATTGGGCTCCCCACATGTAATCATTCATGCTGTCAGCTTGAGCCATGGCAGCAGCTTTTTTGGATTGATAGTCGGTATCTCGACCTCTACCCATAGTAATTTTCTGTGTCATAACTGCGTTAACTATTACCTAGATCTATTCTACTATTAACGCCACATAGTGCTGAGGACAATTCGTGAGCCCACTGCCGTATCTGCAGGTCCAGGTATAGCCATAATAAATTCAGAGCCAGAACGCTCAAACGCATAACGTCTGACTTCAGGACGACGGTAGTTCGGGACATATAAAGTCTCAGCCAATCTATCTACTTCTCTAAGATAAATCTCTCGGAAGTATTCGTCACCCTTCAGGGGATCAGATGTAGCAATTGTTCGTTGAACGTCACCAGCAATCTGTTCTAACCGACTGTAGTTTGGTGAACCATCAGCTCCCTGAGGGAAGTATTCACTGTTGTCCCAGGCAACGTCACAGCGGCGAATGTGGTTGACGATCTGGTTATACCAGTATTCATCTGGAATCAAGGACATTGCCTCTTCCAGGCGTGCTCTATCACCAGCAGGTATTTGAGAGCCAGCGTTGAAACCTAAGTGGAATCGAGATTTAGATTTGAGCAGCTCGTCTAGTTCCATCAGAGCAGACCTTGCTTAGAATATGTTTCTTTGAGGATTGATTCGAGTTGGAGCTTATCCATCTCGTTCAGCCCACCTTGTGATTGCATCTTGGCTAGCAGCATTCCAGCTCCTGACGGTTCGTTAGTCATAGCTTTCTGAGCACCAGCGCCCATCACACCACCAAGAACTGCACCGGCTAGACCCCCTGCAAAACGCATTCCAGGACGAAGCCTTGCCATACCTTCAGGTGGTTTACGGCCAAGACGAGCAAGAGTGTGGGCCACACCACCAGACATTGTTCCAAGTGCGGCACCAACGCCAGCACCCAGAGCTGTCATGTCACTTAGACGGGGACCTTGTTCTGCATCACTTGCAGCTTTAGCTAACAGTATCTGCTCTAAATCCATCATTACCGTCTACTCTAGTAATAACTATATTTTAGCTGATGAAGATAAGATCCTCATCGATCAGCTGTTCCCAGTTGACCCGAGGAATATTCTCAAGCTGTTTTAGGTTGGAGAAGCGCTCACCGCTAAGTGACATTCGTAGTTCTACAATCCGCTTGGCTGTTGCATAGCCAACGCCAGGCAGTCGCTTAGCAATCTGTTCAGCAGGGGCAGTATTGAGATTCAAACGAGTATCTTCAATCGGCACCACAGTTGCGGGCAATTGCTCTTCAGGCTCAGGCTGCACTTGCGGAGCTTCAGCTTTAGGCAAACGGCCTTTGTCTCGATCGTAAGGAACAAGAGATTCAAGGTTCACATATGCGATATTGCCGCCAGCATCGCGAACCATTGCATACTCTTTATCATGCTTGTTGATAAACTCTACGAGCTTACCTGTTTTTGTATCTTGAAATAGATTACTCATTTCTATCTGGACTACACTACCCCAGTATAGCCATAAAAAAAGAGCCCCAAATGGGGCTCCTGTTTATCAGTTAAAGGATCAATAGCCTTGACCAGCTTCAACCTTATAAGGGAGGCTGGTGTCATCTGCATCAGGTGCAGGACCAGGCACGTAGTAGCACACTTCGACGAGCACAGCTGCTTGGCTGTCAGGGTCGATGAGGCTAAGGGTTCCACTAGATTCAATGGTGATCGTGGCACCAGTGGTCTCAGAAGACACGGTGGCAAAGCCATCGAAAGGAGTGGCTGCACCTTCAGGAGCGAACTCACCAGCAACGGCTGAGAGAGAAGCTTCCAGAGAGGCAGTGGTGAGACCATCAACGGCGACACTGCTGGTGCCGGTGGTCTCCAGGTTGCTGGTGCTAATAGCCGTGCGATACACGATTGCACCTGCAGGGACAGTCACAGGCTTGTTAAGCCGGGGCTTGTCATCCTGACGAAGATCAGGGGACTGGATCTCAGGGTTGAGAGTGCCAGTGGTGTCTTCAGAAACGAGGGCAGCACCCACGACCTGATAGAACTCAATGCCAGGAATGGCATACACACCTTGATCGCGATAAGCGTTCAGGTGAGCGACATAGTTACCGGGAAAAATTACGGACATGATTAGTTACCTCCTATCAATAAACGAAAGAGTAACCAACCGTGATGAAGTCCTTATTAAGCACTTCAAAACCGGCGAACAGCGACCAGATCATGATGATGAAACGAGAGAAGTCGTCGTTGTTGTTCAACAGAATCTGAGCGTTGTTACCACCAATACCCACGCCCACGGCTTGAGGACCGAAGAAGATCAGCTGGGATGCGCCGTAATCGGCAGCACCTGCAGCAGCATCTGCAATCTCAAGGTTGTAAGTCGTCTCAGGCAGGTTGGTGGACTCGAACCAACGGACACCCTCGAAGAGGAAGCCAGTAGGCATAACGGGCTGACCAGCAACGAAGCCGGCTTGACCGTATGCAGGACCCATGCCTTGGTAGAAGTTGGCGTTGGGAGCTGCGTTGGGCTGCATCGGGTTGATCATTCCGCTGCCGGGATACCGGGCAATCTCACGGAAGTCACTGTTCTGACGCAGGTGCATCATCGCGGTCGGATCCACGATGCAGCGGTAGTAACCATCAGCGAAGGTCGGGACGTTGCGCTTACGCATGTCCTTGACGACTTCGAGAAGGTCGGTGGTCACGTCAAACTTGGCGGACTCACCTTCGGAGTAGGTGACACCCAGAGTGCCTTGTCCACCACCATCTTTGGCTTTGCCGCCAGGAAGGTAGTAGCCACCGCGCTCGGCGTCGGCTTGACCATTAGCTTCGGCCTTCAGCAGTTCGTTTGCGAAGACACGATCGCGCCAACGACGGTAGTCATCAAGCAGCGTCAAGCTACCAATAGATTGGTGGAACACGTTCAGGTTGCCGGTATCAAGCAGCAGACGCTGAGCAGTGATCAGGGTTTCACGTGCAACTTTGAAAGTTGAAGGTTGGGCTGTGTCGCGTGTATCGGCAGGTCCGGTGTATTCGCGCAGAGTGACGAGCACTTTGTCCTTGACGATGTTGCGTGCGGAAGCCGTTCCCAAGGTCTGGTCGGCGGTCCGCTCACGGGACTCCTTGGTGCCAGGCTTACCCCAGAAGCGATAACGGTCCAGTTGAACGGTCTGGCCGGGTTGCTTACTGAAATCATGCACCACCACGGGCTCTACAGCCATCTCAATGATGTAGGCGGGGTGGGGACGATATAGCTCTGCACCAAGAAGCTTCGGAAAATCATTATCAATCCACATTTGGGATTAACTCCGTAAGCTAAAAGGTTGATATAGTGACTTCGACTTAGTCACATAATTAGATATTAATATTATTTGTTATCCTTTAGATGTGATACCCCAGAATATTAGGTAAATGGAATTTATTGATAACAATAAATGGATACCTGTCCATACATTACCGGGCTATGAGTGCTGCATTGAATACTATGTCAACGAACATGGTCAAGTAAAAAGCACCAAAGGAACTATTGAGAGACTGCTTAAACCCAAGCTGAGTAAGACTGGGTATTTAGTTGTAAACCTTACGCAACGCATTGGACGTCGTAAGTGTATTACTGTGCCTATTCATACACTAGTAGCGTTTGCATTTCTAGGTCTGCCTCCTACTCCTTATGGTCGCAACAAGGGATGCAGTGTTGTCAAGCACATGAATGGTAATAGATTAGACAGTCGAGCTAATAATCTAGTCTGGGTAAAACGAGGTGAAGAGAAAAAGTCTAAAATAGAAGAAAGCAATGTATAAAAGTAATGGCTGATTCCCTGCGTTTAAAAGGAGCCAAACACGTCATCAAGCATACGGGGGATGAGATGAAACTCCGCCGTCCTAAGCGTGGCGGTGATGTGCATCAGGTTCCCACTTGGTGGGCTTTGAAAAAGACTGTGACTTATACAGGGGCAGCTATCTTTGATGTTCAGAGCACTGTTGGACCACTGGCTCTGATCGTCCCTGTTGATGCTGAAGGAACGGATCTGGGTATTATCCACAACGGTGACGGGACATTTATGTTCCCTCATAAGCGTGGT